TACACCGTTAGTTGTCGCACTGATTGTGATGTCAGCAGTAATGGTCTGCCCATTGGTACGGATGATGCTGTCATTGCCTAAGAATGGGTAGCGTGTGTCAGCCTCTGCCTTAGTGTACGAGTTGGCTACAGAGAATGTGTCATAGATAACCATCTCAACTACGTCATTGAGGGTTGCCCCTGTGACCAGTACCATTGTTGTACCTGTCGTGGCTGTATAGTCTGTACCAGGTTTGAGTAGGACACCATTCTGGTATACGTCCATGTACAGGCTATCCTGATAGGATAACACCTTACTGTCGGCATCACTGCCACTGAAGCTAGTCTGCCCTGCTGTCGCTTGATATACAAAACGATTGCGGAATCCTACTGATGGTGATTTACCTATATATGGCATTATGCAAGGTCTCCTACATACATCTGTTTCATCCTAGCGTCATCACGCAAAGCACCATTACCACTAGCATCTGACCCAAAACAACTAAGATACCTATAACTGCTTGTAGCTACAGCAGAGTCATAAAACCCGCCCGGGCCTCGTGTGTAGTTTGTACCACTATTTGCGTTAGAACCGGACAGGCTGTAGTTAGCATTACCAAAAACAGAGGTAAACGCTACTGTTATGTCTCCGGTTCCGTTATCAGTGATTGAACCAAAGTTAAAGCTATCATGGAACGCTGGGGTGCTACCCTCATTCATACTGAACCACGCCTTTACCAACCCCTGTTGGACAGAAGTGGTTACAGCACCGCCTTCAGACGTAGCTGTCAGGCTTGCACCCAAGCCATCCTTTACAATCTGTGTTAGTGCCATAACCTATCTCCTTATGCGTAAGGGCTATCGCCCAGCACAGATGTGTCCCAAGCTGCCTTGAGTTTAGCAATTGTGTCTGCACTACCAATTGCTGAAGCGGCTGGTGCATCACGCAACTTGCCCTTCTTAGTTACTGACGCTGCTTTTGCAGATGTGTCATCAGCTTCTAGTGCCTTCATGTACACGACATCCTCTGCGTCAAGCAGTGGTGCGCGAACCTCACGGATTTTGTCCTTGAAGATTGCTTTGGCTGCTGTCATGTCTTCTGAAATAACAGTGCCTTCTAGTGACCATGCACCACGGAAGTGGCGGTCTGATGGAACGGTAGCAGTTGAAGCATCAATCTGATTACCGTCCTTGTCTACGATATATGTTGTTGCCATGAGGTTTCTCCTATGCGGCTACGGTTTCATCAGTGGCTAGGTCTTCACTTATCTTCCAAGCATTGCGCCACTCTCTTGTAGCTGGAAGCTGCTCTTTGCGGCATATTACCATCTTTGGCTTATTGCCGCTATCATAGTCTCGCCACACATGCTGTGGGCAATCCTTCATAATCAAATACTCAATGGCCTGTTCTTCGGTCATAGCCTCAACAGGCTCAGTGTTATGAAGCAAGTGACCCCTAGTATGCTTTACAAAGTCAGGCTTTGCTTCATCTTTTGCTAGTTCCCAATATACCTGTACTGGTGGTAGGATGCCGCCCTGTAGCGCACACGCCATCCAGTTAGGGTCAGGCACAAGTATCTTAGCGCACTCGTCTACGCTGTCCTCATAGACTACACGATAGTCTGACTGTACACCGTCTAGGTTTTCCTTTGCCCAGCATAGTCTGTCAAATAGGTGTGTGCCTTGAAACTGTGGTGTCTGCATTACGCTAGGTCTCCTGCAATTTGTGAAAAATTGACATCATCAATAGCAGTAAGCGAGTCAGCACGACTGTAACACCTTACTTGGTAATTTGATGCGGTTAATGTACCGCTTGACGACAAAGTGGCATAAACCGTGTTAGTCAATGAAACATAATTCGTGGTCGCCATACCGCTGGTGAAGGCATAAGTGTAGTCGCCAGTGCCATTATCAGTTCCACCACTTATATTGAAAGAGTCGTCTAATCCTGCTGCATTAGTGCATTTAGCCCAAGCCTTTGCACTACCCTGCACAACGTACTGCGTATCAAGTGACCCAGCGGTGCTGTGTTCTAAGGTATCTGCTTTGATTTTTCCTAGTGCCATTATGCGAGGTCTCCGTGTGCTGTACAGTAATTATATTTACTATCTACAAGAACAGAGCTATAAGAAATAGTGTCATATAAGCCAGTTGTGGTGGTTGTTTCATAACTAATTTTTGCAACGCATGTCACATTTGCAGGAAAAGTGTCACTTGCGTAACCGTTTCCAGTATAATTTACGGTATAACTTGTGTTGTTGAAGTCATTGTTTATATTCACCACAAATTTTCCAGTGCCGCTATCGGTTAAGCTACTCGTGTTCAGCGAATCTACGGCAGTGGTACTTGCCATATCAAAATACACCCACTGCTTCGCTAACCCCTGCTGCAAGTTAGTGGTCGTGCTATTACCTTCGCCTGTTACAAGGATAGACCCAGCAGTGCTTGTGCCAGTGAGTTTGTTTGTTAGTATCTCACTCATGCTAAGTCCCCGTGAGTTAAAGCAGAACTAAAGCTGTCGTCTAAACCAGAACTGCCAACGTCATATAAATTAAACTGTTGTGCGCTTGTAGTTGAACCAGTTGAACCATGTGAAAGAACCTTGTCAGTGGTAAAGCCGCTTCCACTCATAGCCCTGCCATCATATGAGGCATCAAAAGCATTAGTGTAATTTTGTAAAAAGTTTCCCGTTGCTGTATCTGTAGCACTACTTGTGTTAAAGCTGTCTGTAATAGTGGGTGTGTTTTGTTTATAATATATCCAAGCCTTTGCCGCAGTTTGCTTTGTTAGCGTAGCTGCACCACCGCCTGTGCTTTGTATGGTATCTGCTTTTAATGTACTCATAGCGTCACCAATGTCCCACCGCTTTCAACGGTTAATGTAACACCAGAAGCCACAGTAAACGGACCAGTTACATTGGCGTTTTCTGTAGCTAGGATGGTTGTATTTGCTGTAAGGGATTGTGCATTGGTACGAAACAAACCACCAGCCTTAAAGTTACCCTTGTTCTCAGCGGGTGGTGTAATTGTACCAGCTTGAGGTGCTAGGTAATTTACAAAGATGTTACCTGTACCAGAAGAAGGGGCAGCAGTAAATGTGAGTGTAGTTCCATCAGGAATAGTGTAAGCTGCTGTGTCTTGCACAACACCATCGACTGACACCAGTACATCTTGCACAGAAGATACTGTGGTAGTCAGTGTGAATGTAGTGTCACTACCGTCACCATTAAAGCGTTGTACAGCCTTAGTAGCTTGATAAGAACCTGGAACTTGTTGACCAATATACGGCATACTTTATTCCTTATGAACTAATAGTATCGACTACGGAAACCCAAACATCTGCGCTTGATGCAGTATCGCTTATTACATTAAGTATGTCACCAGATTGCATTACAATCTTAGCACCACCGTCCAAGACTTGTAAGGCTGAACCTACTGGAATTGGGGCATCTTTAATAATGTAATAATCATCAGTAGCACCAGCGCCAGTGATGTATACGTCCATTAAGATTTGGGTAGTTGTCACATTAGCAATGTTGATACCAATAATAGCATCATCAGAGTTAGCGGTTCGCAAAACGACCTCGCTTGCGCCGACATTCCTTGCAATGTTTCTTTCAAAGTCCTGTGCCATAATAAATCCTTATTTTACAACGCGATAGCCATAGCCACTGCGAAACCAGCAGTCGCACCTGTGGATGATAGATTAGTTAATTGTGACCCATCTACTGCTGGTAGCCTAGCTGAACCATCTAAAACCACAGTATTTCCAGCAGAAGTTCCTGTATCAGTAATCGCTGCTGTTCCTAGTCCAAGTGATGTACGCGCAGTGCCTGCGGTCTCTAGTACAAAGTTAGAACCATCACCTACAATAAAACCACCATTTGTTACCGCCAGTCCAGCTACGTCCTGTAACTGTGCATCTAGTCTTGCATTAGCAATTGTGCCTGTAAGCTGTGTGGCTACGATAGACTTGTTTGTTAATGTCTGTGTTGCTGTTGTGCCAACAATCTCTTGGTCGCCGCCAGCCGGAAGCGTCAGTGCGTTTGTTACAGTTGCTGAGTGCGGCTGCGCCTTAACTGTTTGACCGTGACTGTTAGATTCGCAGTTAAATATAATACTGCCAGGGTTAGTGTTTCCTCGCACAACCACAGCGCCTGTGCCATTTGGCGCAAGGTCTAAGCTGGCATTAGATGTTGTAACAATATCATTGCCATTAGTGTCTAAATTACCACCTAACTGTGGGGTGCTATCCTCAACAACATTAGCAAGATTGCCTAACGATGAAACTACGTTAATCCATGCGCTACCGTTATAAACGCGCATGTCACCGTCACTGCTGTTAAAATATAAAGCGCCTGTAATTAGCGCGTCACCGTCATTATCGACTAAAACATCCGCGCTTTTTGCCCCAAGATACCTGTCATCAAAGTTATCATATGTTGTAGCGGCAGATGAGGCTGAACTTGCCGAGGACGTTGCACTACTAGCTGATGCTGTGGCGCTGCTGGCTGATGCAGTCGCGCTTGCTGCTGCTGCCGTGGCTGATGCGGCGGCTGATACAGCGTCTACAAGCAACGCCCAATAACTCGTGTTTGTTAAAGCTGTGCCGACAGGCGAATCTTGCAGTGCAATATATACGTTGTTTAACTGTGCTGTTGTGGTTGATTTTACAATGTCACGTTCAATGTAGGCTGCGGTTGTGGTTGTAGCGTCTGAACCTTTGAATGTGCCAATCTCTTGGAAGATGGCTAAGTCACCGCTGGTGTCAAATCCAAGGATTTTGTTGGCGCGGTCTGTTGCCCCTACTGTAAATTCAGCCGTAGCAATGGTATTTGTTTGTGATAGCTTGAGTGAACGCCCGACTTCTTCTTGTAGTTCCTGTGTGATAAAGGTCAGTTTATCCAGTGCATCTTCATGCGTATCTGCTGGGAACGGGTCATTAGCTACATAGTCTGTAAGCTGGGTACGGGCTGTTGTTCTAAGCAGCACAACAGTTTCGCCGCTTGCAGGGGTATTGCCTGATGTAAACGTAACATTACCACCACTGCCGCTACCTACACCCGATACAGTGTAATGCGTGGTCTTTGTTTTTGTTGTCTCAACACCAGTTGCGTCAGTACGGATAACAACAGTAATATCGTCATCATCAAATATTTTGAACGTATACGCAAAGACGCTAGTGCTGGCATTACCGCTGTAACTGTTTCTGGTTGTGGTGCTACTAACTGTCATTTCAAACTCCTAGAGTATATATACCTTATTTTTATAATTTACTCAATCTTAGCTTGCTCTGGTAAACCTTCTACCATTTGGTTGAGTATATTCTTGATTCCTATGGCATTTTGAAACGGCAACAAAGAGTTTAGTGCGCGTTGCTGACCGCGTGACCATTGGTAGTCTGGGTTGAGTAATGACCTTCCGCCGCCCTGCAAAACCTTACCCGCAGTATCAAGTAAATTAACCATTGGTGCGCCAGACAAGAACCCTGTTGCAAGCCCCGTGCTTCTTTTGTACGAAAACATAGGCTCGTAACCAGTAGACCAAGCAAGCATATCCGCTGCTGATGGAAACAAAGCAGCCCAAGAACTACGGGCAAACGCCATCTTGCCTATTTCTTCTGCGCTTAATCTTTCTTTTAAGAACTCAGCCTTGTCATCCCTGCCGATTGCATTGACATGCGTTTGCGCTGTATATGCCATAGCCCCATAAAATGTTGACCACATCATCGCTTGATATGCGGCAAAGTCGTTTCGTTTGATATTATGCAAAAACTGCTTTGAGTGTGACACCAGCATAAATGCACGGAACTGAGTAAATATTTTGCCCATAGTGCTAGTCATGTGAATGTTCAAATTACCGACATCGTTCTGCTGGATGCTTTGCCGTGTCCATCTAGCCACTGCATACCCGAAAGCATCTCTTGCTTCTATGTCTGTCCACTCCGACATGTTAATTGTTTTAACTTTGCGGGTGCGCAAAAACATAGACGGGTTTGTAACTGCGTTTTTTTGTATCTGGTCTACTACGCGAGGCCACATCTTTTCGTCCAGGCCAAACGATTTTAGCCTTGCTGCTATGTCTTGTTCGATTGTAGATTTTCCTAGCTTTTTCATGCGCAGTTTTTTAACACCGGACGCAACATCCACTAATGACTGGACAGCAACCTTTGCCGCAGCCCTTTCAAGCGCAACGGTAATAGGGGCGAGACCAGATAAGTCAGCAGTCAGACGTTTTAGCTTGTGCATACCGCCGATGGCTTTGTCAAGTTTGTCACCTTTACCTAAGCCATACATATCCTCAACACTGTGCTTATTCATAGACTGCTGGATAACTCGGTCAACACCAGACCCAACAAATGCCTCTACATCCCTGGCGACTAAATCTTCTAACTCGCCATCCGCTGTACGCCGAATCATTGCCCCCATGTCAGGCACAACCCTCATCAACGCTACAGTGCCATCAATCGACACAGCATTTCCTAGTTCTGATATTTGAGCAAAACCAACTTGGTTCATAACACGGATAAAGTTGTAATCCATAAGAAAACGTATCATTCTATTGGCAGTGCTAGACGGGTCGCCAATCAAAGGTGACGTTCTGCCAGATACCAAAGCATATAAAACATTTAACTTCTCAATGTCTTTATCCGCTTGCCTTCTTCCTTCTCCCCCTAGCTTCTTACCTTCCTCTAATATGTCTTTTTTTATTGCTTCAAAGTCACCGTCAGAAAATATGCCCTTTTTAGCCAAAGCAATCTTGCCTTGCATAGAATTAATGTAGCTGTTTACTACAGCCTCGGTGTCGCGTTCCATTAACTCTTTGATATGTAGTGTTTTTCCGTTAGCCTCTATAGTAGAACTCATGTCAAACTTTAAGCGGCGCTTGGCTCTTGCTGGCACACCTTCCCTGTCCATGTCTAACTGGCTTAAAAGGCGGTCAACCCTAACTTCGTCAAGCAGTTCTTCCTCTAGTAAAATATCGCGCAAGGCTTCTTTGTTAGAGGTGCTAAATATCCTAGCCAGACCCGCATCCATACCGACTTCGTTCTTAACAATTTTATTGAACATCCCTTTGGCGATGGCTTCAGCTAGGTCGTCATCCATAGTGCGATTGGCAGACAACAGACTTTTCTTTAAAAGCCCCTGCACCCCTTTTGTGCTAAAGTCTGCTTCTGCTTTAATTAATCTATGCCCATCCCAAAGGTGCGTGAAGTACGTCAGGTCTTCTGGAATGTCGTCAAATCCTTTTACGCCAGCGCGTTTGGCTTCTTGCAACATATCACGGAATAGGCGGCTGGTATTTTGTGCTGCCGCAATGACATTAGGGTCTGTAGATGTGCCTGGTGACTCAATCTCATCAGACACCAACTTACCAAACTCACCACGCCTAGACTCTAGTCTGCGTCCACCCCAATTGACACCGCTAGACTTTGCCCAGCCATCATACCCAGCTTCGTATCCCTGATAAAATTTATTTGATGTAACCTTTGTGCCAACAGTCTTGATAAGGTCGGCAGTAATCTCACCAGGCTCAACAGCATCTTCGCCAAGTATCCCAGCAATCCTGCGGCTAATTCCAAGTGTGCTGCTTTTTAACTGCCCAACCATATCAAACCGCAATTTACCAAAAGCAGCCATTGGTTCTGCGTCTGCATCATCAATTCTTTCTTGGATGCCACGCCGAATGTCCATTTCTTGCATGGAACGCGATGCAGGGTTTTCTGCCGCACCTACGCCAGTATCAATGCCACGGTCAATCATGGCTTGATTAACATCTGCTGATTGCGCGTCATCTGCGTACTTCATCGTATTCATGGCGGCTTGTTGATAGCGTTCTTTAGATGCTTTACCAAACACACCTTTAGCCCCAGCAACAGCGCCGCCTAACAAAAATCCACCGCCTGCCGCATACAATATATCGTATGGGTCTTTCATATTGTTTTGAGACACAAGGTATGCTTCGATTGCTGCCGCTGATGCAGAACTAGCGGTTGCTGCACGGAATGTTCTAGCTAATCTAGTTGCCTTTCCTCCCCATATTAACGGGGCGGCTATGCCTTCTGTTGCTATGGTTGCTGCAATGGCTGGCACATCTAGGGTTGCTGCCGCCATTTGCAAACCCACACCGCCCCATCCATACTTGGCAAGAGTGTCTTGGTTTTTAAGAGACTCTTTGGCGCGGTCGTGTAATTTCTGCAAGTGAGGTAAGCTAACTGCATCTACAACGTAATCCTTGCGGTCTTCTGGTACGCCCTCTGTGTACTGTTCAATTAACTCTGGGGTAAGGTCAAACTCTCTGTCTGGTTCGTGGTCTTCTAAACCATTGAATATCCAAGACATAGTATTTTCTTCAGCAAATGCTGCATCAACAGCTTTACCAAACGTGACCTTTTCTTTTTCTTCTTCGTAAACACGCTCGGCGGCTTGTTCTTCCAGCAAGCTAATAGGGCGGTCTACTTGTATTTGATTAGGGTCAAGAACCACTTTGCAGCCTTCCTAGTTCAACGCCAGACTTTTGCAATTCGTCTGCTTCTTCTAACAGTGACTTGCGTTTTGCAATAGCAGCGTCAGCCGCTTGTTCGCCTTGTTCTTTCCTTATGTTGGAAAGGTTTAGCCCTGTCAGTTCGCCAGCCTCACGGCGTAATCTTTGCACTTCTGTTTGCAGTTTTTGTGGTTCCGTAAGGCCGCGCTTTTTGAGGTTTTCCTGTATTTTCTTTGCTGTCTGAACGCTTGTGTCAGCATCATACAATCCTTGCAAGTCTCCAATCGGATACAAAGGCGCACCAGCATATGAAGCAACAACGCCATTATGGATAACAATCCATTCATCTGAACGACCGCTGGTCGGTATCAAAGCAATATCGTCAATCTGCAAATCGGTGATTTTCCCCTTGTCACCCGCTGGCAAAGCCTGATTTTTGTTAAAGAAATCTGTTGCCGCTAAATCAACCATAGTCTTTATATCTTTAGGATAACTTTTGCGGCGAGGTATAAGCTGTCCACGCAAGTTTATGTGGCTTTCGTTTATGCTTTTAGCCGCTGCTTGAACTGCACTCTTTGCGTCCATTGTTCCCATGCTAATGTAAGTCTTACTCAAGTCTTCTAAACGCTGCTGGATTGATGAACGGTTATCAACTTTTTCACCGAATAACACAGCGCCAAATACTGTCGTAACATTTGCATCCAATATCCCGTCTACTTCGCTTTTAACCACAGAATATTTTGCATCAACATCAACCCCACTGTTAAAACCTCTTGTAACACGGTTAATTGCGTCAACAGTTTCAACTCCGACTGCCTCTAAAGCCAGAACGGAGTCAAAATATGCTTGGTTTTGTTCTGTGGCGTGGTCTGCAAGTATTCCCTCACCCCTTACTTTAACCTGTCTATAAGCCTCTAGCCCCTGTAGCACAGGATTAACGTCTGAAGATGGGTCAAAAGATGGTGATAATCCCTCTTTCATTGCGCCATCAATTATACTTTTGATTGTTGGGGATGTCATATTGTTGCGAGACAACAAGTCAAGCTGTTCCGGCAAACTTTTCCCAGACAAACCTTGATTCATTATAGCTTCTTCTTCATCAGCAGTATAAGCGCCTGCGTAGTTATCCAACTCACCAGCCGCAAATGCCTTTACTCCCGCATCGAATTTGATTTGTTTTTGCTGTTCTTGAACAAGAGTTATTCCTGTAGCCGCTACAGACTTTGATATAGAATTTGCGGAAGTTGATGTATCTGCGCTTTCTATAAGAGATGGGTTTCCACCAAAACTTTCAGTAACTAATGCGTTTGCTGTTTCAGACAACAGTTTTGCCTGTTCAAAGTTACCTTCTGCTAACGCAATTTTTGCTTGCGCATCCATTGTTCTTGCGGTTGCCAACACAGACGCATTTGCATCTTCGACATCCTCAGTCGTGTTGTACACATCCAAGGCTATAGCTAGTGCGCCATCTTTGCCCGCAGTCTCATATCCGTCCACAATAGAAGCTGTGTTTGCAGAACGCAGTTCAATTTGGAAACCTTTTTTAATCTTTTCCGCTTCAGATATAAGCTGAGTGCGTCTGCCTACCGGCATCTCTTTTGCATTAAATGAGATTGTGTCTCCGTTCTGTCTAGTGATGCTAAAGTCTTCACCAGCCTTATAACCATCTATAAGTTGCTGTGCTTCGGCTGAAGACATATCAGCTTCCACAACGGTCTCTAATGTAGACTCATACAACTTTGTTCCTAAATTGCTTTTAGCAGTAGCTATGCTACTTTTGGCTTTGATAAGCACACTTGGATTTAAAGATGTATCATCTTTTAATGTCTGATAAGCAGCATCTAGTTCCGCTGGTGTCTGGGCCGACTCTAACTTCAAATTGAATGTATCGACCTTTACATTTTGCGTAAATGATTGTGGGCTATAACTTAACTTTCTGTTTTCTGTTTTAGCTGCATCAAATATTTTAGCAGCGTTTGCCTCAGCAAGCATATATGGGGCAGACCCAGGTGCAGCGGTACGCATAGTCTGTCTATGACTGTCGAGAGACTTGTTATCAGCCTCAGTGCTTAACTGTGTGCCTCTATTAAATGCGTTTTTCTGGGCATCTAACGATGCTATGGAAAATTGTGAGTCTATCTCGGATTTTACTAATGCCAATCTACGTTTACTATAACCTTTGTTTTCTAGGTTTTTTAAATAGTCGGCCTTGTGTGCTGCCATACTATTCTTAGCGTCACCAAAGGTTGTGCTTTGGTCTTCCATATTTTTTTGCATTGCAGATTCTTTTGCGGCCTCTGACTCCTCTTGCAATATGCGCCTATCTTCGCGTTTCCTCTCTTGTTCAGCTAATTTGTAAGCTACATCTCCAAGCTGCTCGCCAAACGCAGCAGTTGCTTTTCCTGGGGCTTCAAATGCAGCCGAGTTTGCGCGTGGCCCTAACCCGCCTGCCGCTACACCTACTTTCTGTTGATATACTGGAATTTTTGGCATTGCTTACTTTACCCCATACCGAATGTTGCGGCTTTTTCTGCGCCAGATAATAGTGATTGATATGACGCAACTTTTAATGCTGTAGACCGTGCGCGTCCCTCAGCCCGTGTGATTGCTGCCTCTGATGCTTTAGCTGTTTGTTCTATGTCGGCAGCATACTGTATATTCAATGCGTCCATCTCTGTGTTAAAATATGAATCAGCCATAGCTTGTAATGCGCTACCTGACATCTGTACGCCTGACGCAGCCGTGGCAACCTTTTGTGTAGCAACTGTTCTGTCAGACCCTTGACGCATCCTTGCTTCTTCATCAATCTTACGTCTTTGAAGTAATACCGCCTCGTTTTCTGCAACCTGTGCGTTAAACTCAGCAGTTTGTCTGGCTGCCTTTGCAGCAGCTTGGTTCCCTTTGTAACCAAGAAGCGCATCAATCATTACAACACCCTTGCCATGCGGTAATAGTCACTACCGTCTGGCCCAAACTTGTACATAATACCTTCATCTTCAAATCCCATCCATCTAGCAAACCTAATCGCCTCTGGGTCGCCCATGTGGATACTAGCTTGCACACGATGTAAACTCGTTGTTGCCAGTATACTACTAAACAGTGTCTTAGCATACCTAGCTAGTGACAGCTTCCATTTCGGTGCATGCTTGGACAAAACAACCCACCCCTCGCCAACACCAGCCCACATCTCATGTATGCCACCAACAGCAACAACGTCCTTGTCGCCCATGATTGCATAGCCAATCACTTGCTGCCCGTTGTCAAACGCAGCCCTCATGCTTTCTGGGAAGTCAAAGTCAGTCTCAATGCTGTTAATAAGACTAGAGTTAAATGGCACAATCCTAAGCATCGAAAGTGTTTGACCTCCGCATGATTGCCAGCACTGTCATAGGTAATGGCTGCGATTGCCTTACTACAACCCGTGCATCAGTCTCGTATCCAGATGGAAAATATATTTCTTTATCTCCCGTGAACAACGGCACTGCTTTATTCATAGCCATGCTACTGTCGCGGAACGGCAATCTGTCCAGGTTGTCTGTATCTGGCCCTAGTTCCGCACCGACTGTGTTAAAGAACCGTGCTGTCACGCCATGAATACGCTTTATCTTACCTTGCGCAACACCATCATCAGCGCCAGCTTCTAGCCTTAGTGTCTCTACTGTTGAGGAGTATGAATACCCTACATGCACCTTTGATGCGGTGCGGTCTAAAGTAATTGCGCCACCAGACACTGTTCTGTCTGGGTGGGTTGCACCATCAGCCAGAATAGACACAACTTCACCCTCTAGGTGGTTCAAGCCTGTAATGGTGCTGGTAGCTGTGCTGTCGTAGGTAAGGCCACTATCTACAAAAAACGCATCAGCTACATCATCGCCAAACTCAATAGTCTTGATAAACTCAATATGGCGTACTGTGCTACCATCAATGGTACGTTTGACAGATACATAAACCTGGTCTTCTGCACCTGATGGAATAGCGGTAATACTCTCAACAATTCCGCTGCCGCCGATAGCGTGGTCATGCCAGCCTACAGCAGCATTTGCACGGTCATAGGTAAGACCAACTAGACGCCCGTCACTATGCACAAACCATAAGATTAACTCTGGTTCCTGTTGCCATACCATATCAGTAAGACCGCCGCGTGGTATGTGGTCTGCTAGGATTGTCAAATCTATTCCCAGCAATCCATCAGTGTCTAAGTTAAATGTAATCTCTTTAACTTTCTCTTGGCCCTTCTGGATAAGAATAGTGCTGTTACCAGCGCGAACTGGTCTAATGTCAGATGTGCCAAATGTTGTTTCACGCAGCACGTTTACGTTTGTAGGTGTAACTGGCTGGGAACCTGTACCGCCTGACAGTGTAAATTCCGCGCCTGTTGTCAGAACTTGCAAAAATCTAGCTGGCAACAAATGCCTAATAACATTAACTCTATCAGACGCAATCGTAAGGTTTACCGCGTCCGAGTCTAGCGTACCTGGTGTCTGATTCTCAAAGTCTGCCGATACACTGCCAAATATCGTCTGTGGCTGGCCTGTAGTGCCAGCAAAGTATAATCGTTGCTCATAGAAGCCCACAGCCCGTGGGAAGCCCTGGTCGCCGTTAAATGCACCCAATGACCACAGTTTAGTCGCGTTACTAGAACCAACAGCATGTTCTGGCAAAGTCGATATACCAATAGCGTTAGTTTTTACTGTAGCTGTAACTACTGTTGCGCTTGTAAATCCTGTGATTACAACATAACCATTATTGTCATGCTGGTATGTCCATGTTAAAGCGCCGTACACCTCACTGCCCTCAAGATGAACCGGAGGCGTATTTCCAGAGGTTTGTGTGCTGCCAGTGGTGTGTTTGTAAACATGCCCGTTAAAACGAACCTTAACATTGTTAGCGTAGCTTTTTGACGCTTCCCATTCATCGTAATGGACTTCTAACACTTCTCTAAAACGTATGTACCTACCCACATCTGCGCTAGTAAACACACTTGCCGAGGCTGTTACTGTTATTCCAGAGCCTGTTTGTGCTGAAGCGTACAAAGTTGTAGTGGTGTCATTCTCATCAAGGTATGGCCCATCAACAAAATCAATGTCAGCTATTGTAAAGCTGGTTGCTGTCGTTCTTGTCAGCTTTGCTGGCTCATGGCTTTTGTGTGCCAGGTAAACAACATCAGCAGATTGCGTATAATTTAATTCAAATACCTCTGTGGCGCTGTAAGTCGTAGTAACCTCTACAATCTTACCAGCAGTGCCACCGCTGGTGTAAGTAGTAAAGCCAGTGCTATCTACGCCCGATAATGCAAATGTATTGGTAGCAGTGCTGGCTACAGTAAACTCTCGGTTATTTAATTCAGTCATACCAGCGACAGACTTAATAAACACCCTGTCTCCATTGGAAAATCCGTGACCGTTAGATGTTACAACCGCTGGGTTGGCCTTAGTGATTGCTGTAATTGTTTTTGTGGCCTCAGTAAGTAAACCGCCATCTTTGTAGAAGCGAATGTAGTTTGCACCCATTTCTAGGACATACGCTTGCTCATCACTGAACTCAAAGTTCATCAGGCGAACCTTGCCACCGTCCTTAGAACGCCCAGCAAAGAATGTGCCTGGTCTGCGCGTTACACCGCCAGATGGGTACACCAACATATTGTTTAGCGTTTGCGCAGCCTCGTTATATTTCTGTAAGTCAATACGGCCTTCTAGCTTTGGTGATATTTCACCAGCGCGGAAGTTTGTGACAATGCTGGATACACGAGCCATGTTACAACCTAAAGTTAGTAAAGGTGTCTGCGATTGGCTGTTCTGGGTATCCTTCCATAGCGTCTATTGATTTGGCCTCTCGTAATCTTTGTTCGTACAATCCCTGCATACCCTGCGCCAGAGTAGAACTGCCTGTAACGCCGTAAGCAATTTCAGCAGCCAGCCTGTGCGCTATGGTAGATGTCAGCAAAGAATCATACTGTTCAGTATCAGTCTCGCGGCCTATGTATATAATATTGCAGACATTCTCGTTAGACAGAATCTTGCGGCCCTCAATCTTATACATGACATTACTGTCATAAGCCGCAATCTCGTTATCCACACTGGTATCCCAAAACGACAACAACCGCAAACAGTACGGGTCTGTCGGTAAAGTATACTGAAAGTTAAAACCAAATGCCGGAGTGTCAGTGTCTTGTGGTAATGACTTTCTAGTAACAGCCACGTTCCAAGGATGTGCGCGTAGCACGGAATCGCGGATTAACTCAAAGTTTCTGTTACAAAGCCTAGCTTCTTTAGAGTTTTCTGTTAGGGCTGTAATAGTAGCAGCGCCTAGCAAGTCTAGTGATTGGTTACATATATCAACAACTGATGGCATGGTTTACTAGCCTTTCAACTCTAATCAGTACGCCCTTGCTTAAATTCTTCTCGCCGCCCATAACGGGGCCACGTTTCCTGTATGCTTCTCTTGCTATAGTCTTTAGCTTGTCTGTCGGTAACAATACCACAGTTTCATCGTCAAGTATAAACGCCCAATGTGTTGCTTGTGTTGTAGCTATGCCACTTGGTTTGTTTCTACAAAAAAACTCCACAAACACATTTCCCGTCCGTGAAGCTACAAAATCCCTTTTTACCTCTATAGTGTTTCCACTGAGTATGCCGCCCAGCCATTGTTCAGCTATCTGACCTACTTCTAAATCCCAGCGGAAGTCTCCGCACGGCTTCATCATATCCCCTCCAAAGATGTATGGGAGGCGGCAGAACCGCCCCCCACATTGTTTAGTTTACAACGTACTGGATGACAAAAGCCATGTCACCAGCAGTTCCACCTGTCGCTGCGAATGTTGCAGCGATGTAGTAGAACCCGCCTGGGTCAGAACTATCACCAGCCATTGTGTACATCTTCTGGCCTGTAGTGTTTAGGTCAGCGGCCTCATAACGAAGCTCTGCTAATGCTGCGCCATCGGCAACGGCAGTAGCAAAGAAGTCCTCGTCCTTAACAGCGCCAGCATCTGTGTAGATACCAACATTGTATGTGCAGCTTCCACCTAAAGCATCTGAGCCTACTTGCAAAGATACAATGGATGCGTTGCTTGGAATCGGTGCAAGCATAACAATATCATCGTCAGTGCTATCACCAGCAGCCAAGGCTACGTTTCCTTGAGCCACACGGATTACGCCGTGTAGTTCTTGGGCATCGTTAGCGACTTGAGGGGATGCCTCAAGATTCGCTACTAAGTCTGAGTTTTTAGTAGTCATCTTTTAGCTCCTAGTCAGGGGTTTCGTCACAGAAGATTTGGCAAACCTTGTTTTCTTCCATGCGCACCGCACCGATGCTCATGCAATAGTAAACCTGGGTTGCGTAACCTTTATCTGCACGCTCATCAATACGGGCAGAAATGTCTTTGCCCATACCTAATGTAAGACCATCTTCAGCCCACACAAAGCATGTGCGAACGTCTGTGGCAGAAACAGCCAAACGGTTCGACATGATAAAGCGGAAGCCCATGAATGTGTCCACATCGCCAGATACCAACGCCTTAACGGTGTTGAAGTCTGATGAAGTCACTTGAGTTGTTCCAAGCAAATCTTCAATCTGCTTTGGGCCAACTGCAATGTAACGTGGGATAGAAGGGTCAACGTCTGCGAGGTCTAACTTACGCTTTGCTTCAGTTAGCTTTGCAACAGTCAATCCATCGTTTGATGATGCTGAACCAACAGAGTCGGCTGTTGCATCTAGGGATGCTGAACCACTACCAGTTTCGCCTGTTGAGGCTGTGCCTGTTGCAGCGGCAATGATGACATCATCCATCGCACGACCCATAGCAGCCGCAGCAGCTTGGGCATATGATGAAGTCGGGTCAACAAGCATACGAACCTTGTCTTGGTCGTCAATAAGGTCTGCATACTCATAGTCAGCAAGGCTCAAACGTCTACGCCCGTGTGGGGTATCAATCTGAGGAGTGTCGGCATTTCTTGATGTACGAAGCTGCGCTGTCGCTACACCAATTTGGTCGATAAAGGCATTTTTGCCAATAACATTCTCAATACGCACCGCATCACGAAGACGAGAACCCATCTGCTGTGATAGCATCTGCACGTTCGCAGAATATTGTTGTACAAAGCCCGTGGTGATTTGTGATGACATATCATGTCTCCATTGTTTTCACAGGTTTAAGTTACATTAATTGCGATGCGCTACCCTTACGGACACTTCTAGGTTTTTTAGCTACCATTAAGCTATCGTCTTTCCGATTGTCTTTAGGACGGAACTCTCCGCTACCCTGCATGACCACCTCCCAATATTTGTCAAAGAGAAGGTCAGGATTCACTATGTCTCTCTGCGTACCAAACTCTAACGCAGTTCTTAAAACTTCAAGCCTTAATGAACGATAATCTAACTCATCCATGTATCTGGCTCATTAAATCAGAAACCCTTTTTACAGCTTGCTCACGGGCTATAGGGTTCTTCCTATCCCAATAAGCATGGCTTCTGTCATTCATAATCGCGTCAACCTCTGCCTGGGCAGAAGCTGGTGTCATTATACCCGACTGTGACATTTCTGCAACAGTATCTTCACTTGTAACGCTTTGACGGAAATCAGCAATCTTTGCAAAGGCTTTTATAAACTCAGGGTTATCCCCTAACTTTGAGCCATCCTGTAAGGTGAGGTTAAACATTTCTGGGTCAGCAAACTCTTGTGCAACGCTGGAAGCAGCTTGTACTTTTTGTTCATAAGCACGGCCCCACTCTTGCTTTAATACTGACTCAGTGTTTTCACGGGAAATCTCAACCTGTTCCATCGTAGCTGCACCTGATTGCTCTACAGTGCTTTTGTAGTAATCAAGTACACCCTTGGCTTGGTCAGGTGTAAGACGCAACTTATGCGCAATATCTGCGTAATTAGATGCAACTTCTTCTGTAATTATGTTCCCATCAACAGGAAGTTCATATCCTGTAGCTGCTTCTGGTGTTCCCAATCGGCTGTAAATCCTGTCTAAGTCCTCATCTGTAGGGTTTACTGGCATCGGTATCTTATCCGCGCCGATTAGTTTTTGCGCGTTCACATAGGAACGGGCTAGGTTTCCAACATCTTTGATAGGTGAAATGCTAGGGTGTCCACGCAATTCTTCTGGTATCAATTCTAAAAACTCGTTACCAGACCCACCTGATGCTACTTCTGCTGGTGTCTCCATGACAGTCGCAGTTTCTGGCTGGGCTACCTGTTCGACAGTTTCTTCTGACATTTATTCCTCTTTCATCATGTTATGGATATGAAGGATAACAGCACGTTTCCCTTCCTCAAATGCTGTAGCATTGGCATCGCCAGCTACATAACTAGAAGCACGATAGTTACACCTTGCCTCTAAGTCCTCTAAGACTTTGGTTGCGCCATCTGCGGTAAACGTCTGTCTGTAAAGGAATTTTATCTTTTCTATTTCTGGTGTCACTTACTAACCATCCTAGATGCTTGAGCAAGCTGGCCTGCGTTCTGTATGTCTTGTTGCTCTTGCATCATTTCCATTTGTTGCTGTTGCTGTGCGGCGCGTTCCTCACGAACTTGTTGCACCTCACGCTCTGACTTCAACGCAGTCTTTGGTACGCCTAATGCCTCAGTTACATGCTTAACTAATCCATCGGCATCAATGTGGTCGCCTACTGGTATGGATTGTGACAACGGCATTAGTATCTCCAACGCTTTCATAGTGCTGTTAAGGCTGCTTGACTTCTGCGCACGGGCTAGTGGTGATACATATTCAATATCTATATCGCGTCCTTGTATCATTTCTGGCGGCTGTTGAAGCATGTCACTGCGCAGCATTAACGCAAATACACGGTCAATAAGAGGCCGAAGCATCTCATTCATCAATCTTCCCAGCACAGGGCCAATCACCCTCATGCGTTCTTCTTGGCGCTGGACAACCTCAGTAGCTGTCATATTTGGTGCGCCACCACTAAGAAGCTGGTCAACATAGAACGCTGAACGAATAGCTGTACGCCGTTGTTCTTCCATGCTTAAACCAATAGGAATGTTTGCGCCTGTGTTTAGCGGCGTAATCATCTCCCTAGTACCGCTTCTAAAGAAGTTCAATCCCCCAGGCTGCGTTCTGATGGGCAAGAGGAATCCATCGTCAGGAACAAGAAGGGGAGGGTCTATCTGTTTCTGAGCAGCTTGGATGATTGTTTTTGACATAAGATTCAACATCTTAACGTCAGGCAACGCAGTCATCGCTGGGGAACGCCCCATTGTCTCGCCAGTTGCCTTCAAAAATCGCGGAACAATGTACGGGAACTCTTGGAAGCCACTCTCGGAAAGTAGCATCTTTGTTTGCATATCAATGTAGAATGACGCAAACGGCATGTTTTTATTGTCACGCTTGTTAGGGTCACGGTTAATACGCGGCACAACAGCATGCAACAAATCTATTTCGTCATCTGGTTTTTCTTTAAACTTCTTGGCAATGTAGTCACCAACATTATCAATACCAAACCTTTGCACAGCTTGACGGGCTGGTAGCCTGTACATCCTAAACACTGTATCTACAATACCAAACTGGTTCTCTTGAACATAAAACTCGGATATGTGCCTGGTACTAAACCGCAAGTCACGGTCATCCATCTCGACAAACATGCAGCCTGTGCCAAAAACAACAAGGTCTACATACATCTCATGGATTTCAGTTTCAAAGTTAGAGTGGCCAAACGCCCTCATCATGCGCATACTGGTGTCTTGTAACCACTCGCGCACCTCATCGTCACGGCCTATGTCTGCATCTTTTAAGTCTAGGTGGAACCAGGGAGTTGCACCACTGGTCAGCATGCCGTGGAGACTAGCTGATAATAAATCGACAGCCTGCAATGCAGTGCCATCAAATATCATTTCCATCCGCTTCTCGCCTCTGGAACGCTTGCGAACAATATCAGCTTTGCGGGGCAGCATGTAATCAGCAAGTTCCTGATAATGCGTATCCCAATTATCCCTACGGGTCTTTAGTGAATCGTACCGTTTTACCAGTGACTTAATGAAATCTTGCATAGATTACCCCAATAATGTAGGTGTGCCGCCAGTAGATGTGGGAGTTGTACCGCCGCCTGCCATACCAGAACCAGCAACTATAGTAGACCCAGCACCTTTTCTTTGACGGGCTTTCTTGATAGCTTCTTCAGACAAGGCTGCTGCGCGTACAGTATCTTCTTCAGCAGCTTGTACTGGTGGTGGCGGTGCTGATGCTGCGGGTGGCATATAAACCTTTGGCTTTAAAAAAGACATTATACACTAACTCCTGTGACTGACTTAGAACTAGGTTTAGAATATTTTACGCCATATTCTTCTAAAATTGTACCAGCACCACCAGACCTTTTGCCAGCAGAACGGCGGCGTTCTTTAGATGCAAGAATTGTATCATCAGGCACAACCTCTGGCGTTACCTCTGGAGTGACCGCTGGTTCAGGTGGTGGCATGCCATCCAACATAGCACGGCGTTCTTCTTTGTCTGTACCCATTACAACATCGAAAGTTTCAGCGGCAATTTTCTTGGCTGGTTTCTCAATAACTTCTTCAAAAACCTCTGCCCCTACTTTTCTGCCAGCTTTAACAATCTTATTAACTGGTTTCCTGATAAATTTTGGAACAAATCTTGGTAGTCCACCACCCATAACAATCTCCTAATTCCACTTGTGAAAGCCTAGTTTTTGTGTCTCAGTGCGCAGCCAGTACGCATTTTTATACCCTTTATTAGATAACATACTTTTTAAGTTTCGGAAACCTATAGCTATGTTTCTCTTGCCGCCTATCGCAATAAAGTCAACTAGCCACGGAACTGTGCCGCCACCATCATAACCTTCTGCTGGGAAACATAAGCTGTCTGTATACTCTACAACTTGGGCATAATTAGGAAACGCCCAGGTCGCAAAACATATTGGCATGTCAGAATTATCCCTTAGAACCATGTACTGACCAAGTGTCATCGGCGGTCTAATACAGCGTTCAACTTCTTCAACGCCCCACCAGCCGTGGTAATCACTCCAATCAAGCAGATACTTGATAGCTTCTACATCTATAGACTTGCTCATAACGTGAACGGGTTATACTCCATCTGTGCTATTTGCTGCGGAGGTTTCGTAAAGTTACTTCTATTTTCGAGACCCACAGCGAGATACCGAAACGCATCTGCCGCATGTGACGTAAAATCATGCAACGGATGGTCTCTAAAAACTTTCCTACGTTCATCGAACTCTTGCCTGTACTGTTTTAAATAGCCAACGCCTTCGCCACACTTATCTTTATCAAAGTGGCATTTAGGTATCAACATCCTTGCTGCGTTAATACCATCGGCTATCTTCATCTTAGGTATTACCCTAAACCTAATACCGAGGCTATAGGCTGTCTCTAACCTGGACTTACCGCTGCCTAATTCCCTAACCTCAATGTCATGCGGTGCTAAGTGGTCGCCATAAATGTATTCCTTCTTATTAAGAATATCCGCATAATGCTGCAACCCAACGCCGCTACTCTCGTAATAATCAATAACATTAACCGCACCACCTCGGAAAATCTGGGCGAACCAGATAGCTGTGGAATCGTTTATCCCCAAATCCCAAGCAGTATGCACAGGATACATAGGGTCATAAGGAACTCTAGTAATACGTCCATCATCATCAGCAGCATCCAACAACTTGCCGTAGTAAGCGCCAATAATAGCAGCAGTAAACGAACACTCATATTCCTGTTCATATTGTTCCGGCGTCATCTGCGTCCTGGCAGCATCTAACTCCTCATCCTTAACTAGCCCACTCTCACTAGCCCGTACTATTTTATAATACCACTGTTCATTACCCTCCTCTGCTTGGTCTTTGGCAGTCTGGAATAAATCATAAAAGTGATTATGGCCTGCTGGTGTACCTAGAAATATAGCCGCACCCTCTCTGTCAGATAGTGCTGGCCTTACAACCTCCCCCCATACCCTTGGGTTTTGCATACCAAACTCATCAAACGCACACATATCTAAATAGATACCACGCAAACTATCTGGGTTCTCAGCAGACAACAGCATCAACCTACCGCCATTAGGAAAGTCCACACGCAGTTCCGTCTCATTAAAAGAAACACCTGGTATCACACCCGCATAGAACTTCACATAATCCCAAGCAATCCGCTTGGCCTGTGTAAACGTAGGCGCTACAAACGCCACCCTTGGCCTTGGTAACTCACAAGTCAGGGCTTTCTTAATAAGCTCATTAACAGCCCACACAGTTTTGCCAAAGCGTCTGTGCATAACCAGCACGTTCCACCTCTTTAAACTGTTGTGCATCTCTGCCTGTAGAGGCCGAGGCTTATAAGGTATCTTAACTGCTTGTGCCACTGTCAGTCTCCCACAATATCCTAACTGTACCATCACTGACTTCTACGCCAGCACGGTTCTTAGCTTCCCCAAACTTCTCAGGCAGCACCTTGCCTACCTTCCACCGCACATGATGTGCATAGTCTCGCAATACATTAGGGTTGTAATCCTTCCTACCATGCAACGCATCACCGTACAAAGTATCTAACTCCTCTAAAGCCTTCTCCGCACTATACTGCTGTGCTTCCTTAACAGCGGCTGCAAACTCCTCATCCCTCTTGCAACGCTGGTAGAACGCAGTCCTGGACACGCCAGTGGCCTCGCATACGTCAACAATGCTATGCCCGTCTGCAATACTGGATATGATTATGTCTGTGCGCTGTCTGGTAAGCTTAGTCATGGTTACTCCTGTGTGTGTGCTGGATAGTAGTATTTAACATATATAAAGCAGGCCGCGCGCTGTCGGGTGTACCGCCTTGCAAAACATGCCCCCCTATGCCTTGCGCTGCCGAAACAATGCAGTGTGGCTTGGCTGCAACAGTGTGTGACATATTTGCAACACCTAGCATTCTGTGATAGGCTCGGCGCTGTTGCATTGCAGCGCGGGTGACTCTGTGCTTTGTCTGTGTTGTGAAATGTAAATCAAACCCCATTCAAAACAAAACCCCAACAATATCAACACTTCTATACTTATATTATATAAACAAAACTTTTTCCAATGTGTAAACTTTTTTTGCTATGTGGTGTTGACATGCGCGATTGCTGCGCTTATGTAGGAGTTACGACAACAACCTTGGAGGGTTAAACAATGACAAAACCAACAATCACAGTAAAACAATCAAGCCATGTAACGACTGTAAAACTAAAGGGCGTTCCCTTTGCTTATGTAGTCGCAACAAATACTGACATTGCAAAGCATGGCATCATCAATGTTATCAAAACCAAAATCAAACGCTGCGATGAGCTCGGCTATAATAATGTAGTCGGCAAGTATCAAATGCTTTTAACAGCGTTAGGGGCTTAATTATGACTGACACTATTATCTTTGCATTACTCGCAATCGTTTTCATCGTTGCATCTGTTCTTGAAGTTATAACTGGCTTCCCAAATGGAATCTATATCGCAACATTACTTGGTGGCGTTGGTATTGGTTGCCTTTATGCGCCGCTTATATTGGAGGGTTAAACAATGCAATCACCAACAGTAACAAACATGACATCACCATCAGGTAACAAGGTCAAAAACCAGTTTATCATTTACACAGATGATGGCTGTTATTTCCAAAGCTATAAGACCGTGATTGCTTTTCGCGGCGATGATGGCGCGATAAAGTTAGACCGTGATAGCTGGGATTATTCCACAACAACGGGCAAATATCGCAACATGTTTTTGGACATGAACAAAGCCGAGACATTGAAGGCAATCAAAGCCGGTGAAATCCAGCTAATCAATCTTAATTAGGAGGGCAGACCAATGACTAAACAAACACAGACAATCAAAGGCATCAAACGATTGCCAAATTCGCATTGCGGGAACCCAGCTTTTGAGTTCACGTTTGAGGGCGGTCTTACACTACGCACCAAAGCGAACATTTCGGACGCATACAAGGTATGTGCGGGCTGGGAAGGCAAGCGCATTGATTTTGAAACCGAGACCACAAAAAGCGGCCGTGTTCGCATCGTCACTATCAATTAGGAGGGCTAGCAATGAGACGCACACACAATATAAACGCCGACAAATATCTGTCAATCAATGCCTGGCTTGCGGCACGTTATGCCAGGACAGACAAGAACGGACGCAGATGGCTTGACCAGTACATAGGCGGCAGGCCAAGCAAATATAAGCGGTTAGAGAAAGCATTTTTTGACCGTTACGTCATGGCATCAAGCAATTGGAGGGTTTCATAATGTTTATGCAATCAGAAGCTTTTAAAGCAATTAAGGCGATAGTGCATTTAGAAACAACGGCTGAGTATTACTGCGCCGAAGGCAGCAAGAGGCAACGCGATTTATTGAGTGATGCCTATCAGCTAAGAACGCAACAAATACCACAAGAGACACGCAAACTACACGAATTGAAATCTATTCTGCGTGTTAGGAGGGTTTTATAATGGCTAACAAACTTACAATAGGCCTCGGGCTTTTAATGGTCTTATTTGCATCAAGCATGCAAGACCCACCGCACAACCAAATGTCAGACGCGGCATTTGCCTTGCAGATATGCCTGCTAATAGCTGGCATGGGGCTGGCTGTTTATGGTGCAAGGAAAAGCAAATAAAAAAAATGAGAATGTCATAATAATCTGGGGTTCTCATTTGTTTATAACAGTAACAGGAAAAAAATTTATTTTTATGTGAATAATTTTCCGTTCTGAATCGTCTACTAAATACAACAACAAACCAAAGAGGCTAAACAACAGCTATGCAGACACTTACTTTAGAAACACAAAACAACGTCCTTAACGCAGCTATCGCAATTGCAGCGGATAACTCAACCGAAAACATGGAAGCGGTAGCGGCAAAGCTAACACAAGCAGAACGCGAGTATCTGCTAAAGATTATACAGCTTGCACAAGCCAGCAAGTAAACCAAAGGCAACAACCAATACCATTGACGGCTAGAGGGCTGTCAGTGGCCTTTAAATCGCTATTAAACCATAGGAGGGGAAGGCGTGCAGCTAGTATTTCATCGGATTAAATTCACAACCAACATAGCAGACCAGACAACCTATAAAGACGACTGGCAGCTATGCGATACAGAAAACGAGGCAAGGCAGCAAATCCTTGCCTTGCAGAACATACACGGCGATGCGTTGGATTCCTGGGGAATTGCTGCAATCACAGACGCATCAGAGAAAAGCTGGATAGAGAAATGACACCATCAGAACTTAGAGAAAGGCGGTCTTTCCTTGGTTATACGCAGCAATCATTTGCTGAAAAGCTAGGGTTATCACGCCGCACAATACAAGCCTATGAACTAGGCGAGACAAGCATACCCAAGGTCTTGGAAATGGCCTTGGAAACGATAGAGCTAGAGGAGAAATAAATAAAAGAGAAATGGGTGCTAGGCTTAACAAGTTATGCTTAACAAGTTTGGCACCCTTTTCTTTTTGCAATAGGTACTTGGGTTGGCTCAACAAGTAATGCTTAACTTGTTATGCTTAACACCGCTAATGCGGATTATACGAAGAAGCAAAAACCTGTCAACCATAAATTTATAAAGCATTGAAAAGGAGGGTTTCACATGCAGATAATCACACGCAAAGAGGCAAGAGAAAAAGGGCTGAAACGGTACTTTACAGGCAAGCCTTGCAAGCATGGACACGATGAACAACGCAAAGTTGCCAACAATAGATGCCTAGAGTGTCACAGGCAGGATTCTCGCAAAAGATACAAAGACCCAGTAAAGCGAAAACAAATACTGGAAAAGAACGCTGAGTGGCAGTTACATAACAAAGAGAAAGTTTTGTTAATCAAGTCTCGCTGGGCAAAACAAAACAAAGAACAAGTTAAATCTGCGAGTGCTGCGTACAGAAAATATAATAAAGAGAAGATAAAACAATATGCAAAAGAAAGGAACTCTAGGCCAGATGTTGCTGTTATGAACAGGTGCAACACAGTGGCGCGTAGGGCTGGGCTAAACAAAGCAACGCCTTCATGGGTGAATAAAAGCGAAATAAGAAAGATATACACGCGCAGCGCAGACTTAACCAAGCGCACAGGAACAGCCTATGAAGTTGACCATATTATACCATTGCAACGAAAAGATGTGTGCGGTTTACATGTGCCGTGGAATCTGCAAGTTATACCGGCTACAGAGAACAGGCGCAAAAGCAACAAGCTAATCGCATAAGGACTCCCGCACTAACATGCACCATGTCTCAAAGCTAATCGTGGCTATGTCATCCTTATTAGAGAAAGCCTCATTGATAGCTGAGAGATACACAACGCAGCGAATCGGCTGCCTGTCAAACTTGTAAATCAGAACTGGCCTTTCACCTGTTAATAACGCGGCTGCGCAAGTTTGTGACCACCAGGCATCCTTATGGATATTATTGGCTGTCGTGTTTGCATACCGCTTACACTCTATCAGCCACCCATCAAGGCCAATCAAATCACCCTTGCCTGCTAATCTGTATTGTTCCAGGTCTCTCTTTGTCTCGACACCAAGGGCAGAGAAAATCTCACCGCTTATAAATCTTTCAAATGAAGCCCCTTTGTTGCGCCCGTTGGTCATTGTTCAAACTCTACATGGATGAGAAACTCGGCTGCGTCTTCTTCATGCACCTCACCGTCACCGTCACAGAACTCACAAGTCTGCATGATGCCCTTGATAAAGCCGCCATTGGCATGGTCAATAACCTCGACCTCAACCTCATATTCACCAGCCCCGCCGCAGTCAGGGCAATTAACGTAATCGCTGGCTGTGGTGTTGTTCGTAGAAGTCATTAGCTTTTACCTTTCCATCAGTTGCTAGAGAAATACGCCGCATAGATTCGGGCGTAGGAAAACGCTGATTAGATAGTATGCGAGACACAGCAGAGACAGACAAGCCAGCTTTCCAAGCAAACCGCCGCATGCTAAGTCTTTGTTCTCTAATGTAATCCTGTAAATACATACCGCATCATAATACAGTGTTGACAGATTGGCAATGGGCTGGTAAGACAGTTCTATTGGAGGGTCAAATGGAATACGAAATCCCAGACTATCGAAAAGAGTTCGGTTGTTATCACAACAGCGCATCAGGTGGTACGCAATCCACTTATGAAAACCTGTTCAAACTATACATCCGCAAAGAACACAATATGCAGTTCCCTATGTCAGCCAGGCCAAGGGCAGGGCAGATAGTACAACAGGGCTGCGACCATTACTTTGGGCTGCATGATTACTCGCCCGTCAGAGGCCAGCAAGAGGGCTTGACACTAGGCGAGGCAGTAAGACATGCCATGACAGAGTATATGGAATACAAGCCTATTAAATGGGATAACGGCAAAGACATGGAAGTGTTTGAAGCCTGCAAGGAAGCTATCCCAGAAATGATAGGTCATGCAGTCAGAGGCACAGAAGAATACTTTGGCAAGAACGTGGAGATGGTGGGTGAATACCAACGTGTATTTAAAGATGACAGGCTAGACATACCTACGATTATGTTCCTGGATTACGCTGATGACACAAGACAGATTGACCTAAAATGCAGCCTGCCTGTAGCCAACCCGCCCAAGAAGGATGGCACAAGAACCTGGCGTATACCGAAACCAAAGACAGAACCTACCTGGAATCAGGTAGCGCAGCAGGCAGTGTACTGGAAAGGCACTGGCCTAGTGCCAGCCTTGCTGTTTGTTACTGGCGAGGGCTACAACCTATGCACACCTGATAACTGCGACATGCTGAAGCCTGACGCATTAGAAGAAGCGTATGAAAGAATAGCGCAGCGGTGGTTGACGATACAAAACCTTATGAAAGCTGCTAACGGCAACTGGAAAACCCTGTTTGGTATGGTTGCACCTGACTTTGCAGAGATAGCGCAGCGGCATGGCCCTGAGATACTTGAGATTGCCAAACAAACCTGGAGGGTAGAATGAAAGTGCCGACTTGGGATGAGATAGCAGCAGCGTTGCGGATACCAGAGGTAAACGACAAAACTGACGCTATGGGCAGGGTTATCAGGAAAAATAACTACAGCCAGATTAAAGTGAACAAGGGTTTCAATGTTGGTAAGCCGAAAGGGAAGGGTAAGTATGACTGAGGTAGAACAGGAACATGCGCAAGCAATCGACTTTACACAAGAGAGATTGAACCGCATCGAACGAGACATGGCGCACATGCAAAAAGACTTGGATGAACTCAAGACTATGCTTGCGTCATTTATGAAAGCGATTACGGACTACAATGAGGAGGTGAATGATAATGACTAACATATGGCAGACTCTTAGCTGCATTGATGTGAATAAACACACTGAAAAGAAACAAGGCATGACGTACCTATCCTGGGCATGGGCTTGGGGTATTGTTAAAGACAGTTACCCAAACGCTTCTTTTGATAAACACCAGTTCGATGGGCCAAATGGCAAACGCCCTTATATGATTGACGAACATGGCTTTGCTTTTGTTATGGTTACAGTGAGAATCGAAGACGAGGAACAGACAGAAATATTGCCTGTATTAAAAGGTAATAAACCTGTCCAAAATCCTAACAGCTTTGACATCAATACAGCACTACAAAGATGTATGGTAAAATGTTTAGCTTATTTTGGTTTGGGTCATTACATTTATGCTGGCGAGGACTTGCCACCAGAAGATGATAATGATACCACACAAGTTCAGACGGTGGCTGTCGAGAAACAAGACCCTCCAAGTCAACAGTCTCCGGCCCCGTCTGAGCCACCCAAAGAAATGACCCGTGAACAACTTGACGAGAAGCATGACAGGGGCGTGTGGCAAGACATGAAATCACGCTTGCGTCAGATGAAGCATGTCAATAATGTTCATACTCTGTTTGAGTCTATGAAGCCTAAAATACAAGACATTAAACAACGAAATCCAGAAGCAGCGCAGCAAATTGTTAAGCTGTTCCTTGATGCTGAAGATAAACTTACAACAGGAGAGTAAAGTGGAGGCTTTCAAACACAAAGACTTGAACGGTGCGATGTTCCCTTATAACAAAAAAGGCAACGATAAAAGCCCAGACATGAAGGGTTACATGACCCTCAGTGGGGAAACATACATTATTTCTGGGTGGAACAATAACACAGCACAGGAAATACCTTACATAAGTGTAAAGCTATCTAAACTTATACCTAAAAACCAAGAAGGAGAAGACTAATGGCCTTGAGAAAAATCACCACTATTCGCTGCTTTGCGAATGACCCAGACAAGAAAGCAACCCATAGCAACTCAAACTGGAAGCCCTATGTAGGTAAGGAACCAGGCGATGTGGTTCTAAGCAAGGACACACGGCATCAAATCTCTGTCTTTGCAAATGAGGATGGTTCTATTGATGTGAGTATCAGTGAACGCATTGCAGAGGATTACACAAGCGGTGAAAGCATTGCTGCTAACGTAAGACAGGGCGGCATGCGTAAGATTGCCGAGTCAATGGAAACACCAGCAGCACCTAAGCCACAGATGGCACTTGATGATGAAGTCCCTTTCTAACTTGGAAACTGCCTTTCATGCTTTAGACCATTGCAAGGATGTACTCTTGGAACGGTCTAGGTATGGAACGGTGGGTGATAACTTCCGGCAAATCAGTGAAATGGGGTCTATGATTACAGGCCACAAGATGACTGAAACACAGGTCTGTGCCTTTATGATAGCGGTAAAACTATCCAGGTTATCAGCCAAGGATGAGTTTGGTTTGAACTGTAATCACATAGACTCATTCGTAGACATCATAGGCTACAGCGCGATTGCTTTAGAACTGCTGGAAGATGGCAAAGAAAAAGTTTGATTCACGCCAGATTGCATGCGCCGTGTGCGGTCACAAACATTATATAAAAGATGGTGGATGGGTAATACTTGGGAGTAAGCAACCCATCTGCTATTCGCTAAACAGGAGGGAATGTTATGAAAAGATGCGAGTGTTGTGGGCAGCCAAAGCTGGGCAAGCCAGCAAGGAAAAGAGGAAGGTGGACATTCTTAAAGAGTTTGAAAGCTGGTGAGGCAATCACGTTCGATAACTGGCTTGAACATGAAAGGGCAAGGGATGCTGCGCGACATTACAAACTTCCTTACAAAGCATTTAAACACAGAGATGGCACTGGATATAGTTTAGTTATTTGTAACTAACAATCCCATTTGCGCAGGGCTTTGTTGATACGACTATTCGGGTCACGCGCTGTCTTCTTACTTGTCAGCTTCTTCTTCATGCCTTTCATTCTAGCACAAAAACTCTTACGCCTAGCTGCTGACTTGGGCGACTTCTTTGCCTGCTTACGAGATACAGGGGCTTTTAGATTCATACCCTGGCGTTTGGCAGATGCACGGCCCTTAGCGTTCAGACCACCTGACTTACTTTTGCCTGCCTTGCGCTGCCATGCTGGTGACTTAGCCATCTTTGTTCAGCCCGTGGGTGTACCCGTCTTGCTTGTTATATGTAAGCGACTCACCTCGACCGCCTTCAATGTAGCTGCAATGTATCCAGCCAGAGTTGCCGCCAGTATAACACTCAAGAATAAGCTGGTCATAGTCTAGGTTGTCCTCAATCCATTTTGCCAGGTCATAGTTATCTACGCCTGCTACCTCAAAGTCTGCTGCCTCACCCTTGGCATGTTGGCTGTCCAAACTACTGCCAATTGCAACGCATAACTCTGGGCTGCGATACCCTGATGAAACCACGAACGAACCAAACTCATCTCGGATAGGCTGCAATATCTTTTCACACAACAGTTCCATAGCCTCAATGTGATGCAGTTCTGGGGCGTTGGGAATACCCTTACGTTCCGCAACCTGAGACTTCACCATTTCTTCTAAGGTAAAGTTTGGCGACAGAGGGTAGGTCATTTCTTTTTCTTCTTTGCTGTCTTTGCCGATTGCTTAAAAGCCTTGGCTGTCGGCGCACCCTTGCTTCCAGGTTTGCGCATTTTCTCACCAGACCCAGCAGCAATACGTTTCTTTTTTGCATGAATGTTAGAATATAATCCGCGTTTCATTTTGTCAGCCCCTTTGATTTTTCAAAGCTACGCATACCGCCTAGCCCAAGCATGCCTAATAATACAGTCATTAGGCTATCCATGTCAAAAGATGGATAAGCCACAGCCTCTATGCCCATGTAGGCTGTCACTACATCCATAGTTGGGAACACTAGAAAGTGGGCGAATAAAGCTAGGCTACAGCACCAGCCAACACTAGGCCGCCAGCCTGACACAAACAGGTTTTTTGACTTGGCTTCCTCAGCATTTACAGCTAACTGCCCCTTGGCTAGTTCTTGCGCGTGACGCTCAGCCATTGTAGCTATTTCGTGAGCCAGCTTGTTTTTCTGGTCTTTGTCCTCGACAAACTTGCCAATTAAATCAGTAGCTGGGCCGATTAGTGCTTGTAACATTACCTTGCCTCTAACATAAGTTTAAGTTTTTCTATTTCTATTTCTAAGTCGTGAACTCTTGCAACCGTATCTTGTACAGATTTGGGTGGTTGAAACTCATCAATCCAGTTGTCGTTCTCCTCAACTTCTTCCATTGTCAGTTCAAGATTGTGTTCAAGAAAACTAATGCGTTCTGTCAGCCCAAAATAAACCCAAACACTGACTGCCGTAAAAGCAATCATGCTTATAAGATTCCGCAATGGAATTGTTATTTCGCTTGCTTCGTTTAACTTTGTCGCTGCTTGTTTCATTAGTTATCTCTACGTCCTCTTACTGCCGCCAACGCTTTATTAAACGAATAAAACTCCGCTTTATCTTCATCAAATAACTTAGGCGACATGCGCTTTGACTTTTGTTGCACCTCAGAAACTGGCAAGAACACTGCTTTCCTATGTTGATAGCCCACACAGCATAATATGTCATAGTCCTTAACACTCCCAATAATTTTATTCTGGCGTCCATGCCCAAACTGAAAATGGTAACACGGAAGGCGCTTGCCTTTCTGTAATAGTAGGCTCGCAGTCTTAACTTGTATCCTGATAAATTCATCATCTTTCCACGCTAGTAAATCAACCTTGTCTTGCTGGCACATAGACACCCGCCAACCTAATGATAACACAATGGCAGCGGCCTGATATTCACCGATAAGCCCTGTTGTCGTACTCATCCAATGCCAATCGCTTTTGCTGTTGATACCATCACCGTGATAAACAGCCCGACTACTACGCAAGTAAGTGCAAAGACAGCCAGTCCAATCTTAAAACTATCAATCATCTCTTGCTGGGAAAGCGCCGCTTCTCTACGCGCCTTGGCCTGGGCTTCCCTGGCCTCGCGTATTCTTTTAGCACGTTCGTCTAATATAGATTGCCATGTGCCAGCACCAAATCTGTGGTCTGTTAATCGCCTGACTTCAGCCACCTGTTCAGCAGCCAGCCTTGCATCTATGATTTCCTTTGCAACACTCTGAACGCCAAACTGGTCTGCTATACCCATGCCGCCTTTCTTGTTGCTTGCAGCTTGTACTTGCTGTTGACCGTTAAGCAGCGCGTCTATGTCGCCTGCAATAGCACTAATGTCCTTGGCAGTACCAAGGGCTGACTTAATACCATCCACACTTGCTTTCACAAGCGCCATGCCAGCTAATGCAGTGCTAATCGGTTCCATTAAGACAGCATGCCCTTTTTCAATGTCTGGCATCGCCACTTCTTTGGCTGCATGCCATTAACCATTTCGCCAACGTCACGCCCCATTTCCATTGCACGGCGTTCACATGCAGCGCGGGTATCGTAGGGGCCGCGAGTGTCGTGAAATTCGATACAATCGGTTGGAGTCGCTATCGCGCAAGCCAGTACGATTGCCTTAAACATCTTTCCCTAGAAGCCTCTGAACGGTCTTGGTTTCAAAGATGCGTATCAACACCCAGACGCCAGTAAACAATGCTACAAAGTCAGGAACCATAGCCATCCACGCGGCAACCGTGCCTGTGCCAGCAGCCACATCTAGGACAACTTTGGTTTCATCGTTCATTATGCTAGGTCTCCTATTGTCACTGATACAGTCGGTTCCCTATCTGAAAGTGCGCCTGATGGCGAATCAGCAGTAAAAATTTGGCAACTAGATGATATCATGTTTGTCTGGTCCCAAATACCAGATAAGTAACTAGAAGAAGGGGTTTCTGCATAATGTGCGTTGCCCATATTGTTTGTAAATGCTGTAGTAAATCTGCCAGTAGCAACATCGGTAATAGAACTTTTATTAAAACTGTCCTCAAAAGAAACTGAACCCGCAGTGCCATTAAAATGACACCAAGACTTCGCCAAACCCTCGACAGCATTAGGGCCGCTAGAGATACCGCTGCCAAACTCGGCTAGTTCTGCTGCCTTACTCATGCGAGGTCTCCTTGTAAACTAGGATAGCAATAACTTATATCAGCAACAGTAAGACTGCCGCTGCTAAGACTAATTGTATATGCTCTTAAAGAACCTGTTGCTTGGTCAGAATCACTATCTGCTGGTGCTTGATAACTACCCCCAGATATTACACCTGCAGAACGAGTTGTACCCCCTACAGCGTAGTCGTTATTGCTAAAAGAAGATGAGAAAGAAATGGTAAAATCACCAGTGGCGTTATCTGTTAAACTAGAAAGATTGAAACTGTCACGAGTGGCAGCGGTCCCTGTGCCATTGAAGTTTGCCCAACACTTTGCACTACCACCCGCCACAAAGCTAGTAGCAATGCTGTTATTACCGCTGGCATCCTTCAGGGTGTTAACTCTAAGTTCGCTTGCCATTATGCTAGGTCTCCTGCTGCTATTGCATATACTTGTGCGCGGTCAAGGTTGGCACTATTAGAGTGGTAATACGATGTAACTCGCAAAAGAGTTGTTGCCTGATTACCACCGTCAACAGAACCAAACACATCAGCGGAACCTGTGTTAGCACTGGCAGAATAGTTTGCATTTCCCATTGCGCTGGTAAAAGTTCCAGAATAGTCTCCTGTTCCGTTATCGGTGAAAGACGCAATATTAAAACTGTCATATCCACTGATGGTTCCAGAACCGTTTAACTTGTACCAAGACTTCGCCAACCCCTGCTGAAGATTAGTCGTGGTTGAGTTGCCCTCGCCAGTAACGCTAATAGAACCAGCGGTGGTTACACCTGTTAGTGAATCTACTTTAAGTAAACTAGCCATTATGCAAGGTCTCCGTGGATAATATGATGCACAAACTCGTGGTCATTTGTATTTCCATTAAAATCAATACCGATTGACCTTATTATGGTAGTGGAGATACTTCCAGATGCTGCATTTTTAGGTGCATTACAGATATAACCAGCACCAGTAGATGTTGACTGCGCTGACACTGCAAAATCATCATTACTCATAGCAGACGCAAAAGTTGTCGTGTAATCAGAAGTGCCATTATCTGTAATACTAGATACTGAAAAACTGTCACGGATTGCGATTGTTCCAGAGCCATTAAAATCCACCCAAACCTTTGCCGCACTCTGCTTCGTTAACCCAACAGGACCAGTACCAGCCTTATCTGCAATAGTATCTACATTTAACTGACTGGTCATACGATACTCCAATATCCGTTAACAGTGACGGTGGCATTATCCTGTGTAATAGGGCCAGCCGATACACCGTTAGTTGTCGCACTGATTGTGATGTCAGCAGTAATGGTCTGCCCATTGGTACGGATGATGCTGTCATTGCCTAAGAATGGGTAGCGTGTGTCAGCCTCTGCCTTAGTG